TTCAGTGATCAAACGTATCCTTATAGAATTTGGTTGAGGATAATTTTGAGAAACTATCGAATAATCTCTTAAAATCAAACATTGAATCTGATTTTAAGCAAGAATATAAAATACAAATTATTTTAATTTTTTTAACGAAGATCGTATTTCTGGACATTCTCTAAAATAATCAGATACTACATTGATAGATATGACTCAAAATGATTTACTGGAAAGAATAGTAAATCACTTTTGAATTTTTACCAATGTTGTATTTCTGGACACCCTCTTAGTTATTCCGAAAATTGATTCTTATATTCCCATATAATATGTAGTAAGTCTCACTACATGAGGAACAGTTATAGTTTACGTATCGTTATTCAATGGCTTGATGAGAGGAAGATCAAATATATACACAGTTCTGGTGTAATGCAAATGTCACCATACGAGACTGGATGTCGCATCAATTTAACTGATTATTTTGAATTAAGCATCCAAACTGATCCACTTATCGTGGGTAACTCGTTCGCTGAGACTGCTTTAATTTCCACAGAAAAGAAAAATCGTATATGGTCCTGGTGTTTACGGTGATGTTAAACGACACGATACTCCTGAAGACTTATTCAAAGAAATAGAATGGTTATTAACTCAAGATTTAAATATAAGTGATTAATTGAAAATAATGATTGATTTTCTTTGGTCCTCATGTTTGTATGAGGATAAGTATTCTGCTCAAATAATGTGGAGAATTATTAGGAAATCGACCAATTACAGAACCTGATGGGCAATAGATGTCCCATTAAATTTATGTTCTTGGAAATCCTGATAAATATATGGTACTTCACTATCAAATATTAGTTTGATTATCATACCATTTGAGAGATAAAGGGTAACATGTCCTTGAATATAATATGTTTCACTGTGCTCATCCCTATCACCCTCTGGAATAGGAATTCGTTTTTCACGATAAGTGACACTTGTTAATGCTTGATAATATATGAATACATTATCCCATATTCATTACCTTTTTCATAAATATACACACCAGATTTTCCAAGAAAGTATCGCTTCATTATCAAATGTCATTATATTCGCCATTTTGAACACTTATTTGAAGTGATTGATAATTGAACGTTCATTTTTAATCAATTTTTAATCAATGCGTATATTGTCCATATATCTCACTATGTGATCGATCCATAAATTTGGTTCATCGATTGATAGGATAATTTTCATTATCTCGTATCCATCAAAATGAAAAATCATACCAAGATCATAACATTGGTAAGTGAACAATTGACCCATAGTATTCACAAATATGTTAACATCATCAGTGTTGAGTGAATGTTCCAAATTTGTTCCGTGGAGGTGATCTAACATTTTTATTTCACTGATACGAATCACCCTTTTGCTGACATCTGCTTCTCGACCAGATTGGCATCTCAATTGCCACAGTTTACCCATTCTCAAATTATGAAAGTAAAGTTTAATGAATTTCTTTTTATGGTATTGTGTACATAGGATAATTTGTCGTTTAATCTGTTCATCATCCGACTGACGATATATCTCTTGAATTTTAGAATAATCAACCACAAATGGATTAAATATCTCCATTGTTTTACCAATACGCAATGTGCAATACAACTGATTAAAATCAATTAAACAACTAATTCCTGTCCTACATGACATGTCATACAGTATGTGTTGGTGATCGATAGATTTATCAAAATACTCCGCTAATATATCGATGTCCATTCCACTAAAATCATGAGTGATCATGATCCCATCATTCTCACAACACAATTGGTTCATTTGAGTTAAAAAGGGTGTAATATCCGTTCCATGTGTCATCTCAAATGAGGCAAATTGTGGGATATATTTAACACTTTCGTCATACACATAGATATGCACCCCATCCTTTGTATGATAAACATTATTAAAATATTTATCAGGTTGTGCATCGAGTTGCTGTCCGCATGTTGGTGGTTTTTCTCTTTGAAAAACAGGATCCATGAGAATCAAATTGATATGTATGTCTTTATGTGATTCTTTTGCTTGACGGATCATATATGGATATTGTTGGTCACTGTGGATTGACCAGTCTGAATATCGGCATGCACCAATACCAATATATGTAATTGAGTGTATCAAATGAATATAGTTTGGTAGATTGTTAATCTTGAGTTTCTCCATTATGATAAATTATTTTCACAAATGATTATATAGTTAATGTCACACATTTTCAAGCAATATACTGAAAATAATTACCGCGATTTTAGTGAATTAGGTAGGGGATCATACGGCGTTGTTTATCGTGCATATGATATCATTAACAATAAAACCATTGTCATCAAGGAAATAACAAAAAAGATATCCAACGGTGTAATTACTAATGAAAAAGCAATACGGAATGAAGTTGAAATTTTAAGTTATTTACAAGACATATGTTCTGCACGAATACTGTGTTATATTGATTTTATGGAGGATGAGACAAAATTTTACATTATCACAGAATATTTGGGTGAGTATGTGTTGTTAACCAAATTCATCGCAGAAACGAAGTTGACGTACGATCAATACATCATAGTAATGGAAAATTTAAAAGAAGGTATGCATGATTTTCATACAGTCGGTGTGGTTCATCGAGATATCAAACCTGACAATGTTATGATTAATCCCGCGACACTTGATATAAAATATATTGATTTCGGTTTATCATGTCATGCAGCAAATTGTTATTATAAAGATAAACCAGGTTCACCTCTATATATGCCACCAGAAATGATTATTGCATTTGATACACCACCTGACACAAGTCAGATACCAAAAAATTTATTGGAATGGATCTGGGCTGACTATTGGGCACTTGGTATGACAATTATGGAAATAGCTCACAAATCTCCATATTGCGAATATTATGCAATTAAATATCTGGGATTTCCTCAAATCGGATGGAGAGAACTAATTGAAGCCGCTCGTGAAATAAGGATCGATGGTATACGTGAAGATGCAATTGTGGATTATTGTAAAAAATATTTTAAACAAGACGCGAATTTATGTAAATATTTAACGTTATCAGTGTTACCGTTGTTACATAAAATTCCAAATCAGAGAGTGTTAATTAGATCGAAAATTGACGATGGAATACGCACATTTTACAGAGATGAAGTGACGGTTAACTTGTAATATTTGAAAATGCCAAATTCATTGGGTCCACCACCTTACTTATCTGGGTGAATATTGTATTACATTAAAGTACATAAATTTATGTATATATACAGTTATATAAATGTGTGAATTATGTGGTGTAAATGATAACAACATTACTTTTGTGAAAACATCATGTTGTCATAAACAATGCCATAAGTATTGTCATGAACTGTGTGAAGAATATTTGTATGGGTGTCCTATATGTAAAAATGGTTCAGCCTTTGTTCTCTGTGATGAAATACAACTACCAAAAATAAAAATCCACTTAGAATACGGTAACTATTTCACATATTTACGTCAAAAAGATATTTTTAACGCCATCAAAAACAAAAATATCCCAGATAAATGTAAAATATTTGGTCGTAAAGTGACCTGTTATTTGTCAAAATCTGGTGATTTTGACTCACAAATCCCAATGTTGGAAAGAGATGATATAATAAAAGAAATAAATATGTTATGGGATCGACCAAAGGATAAATAAATATTAATTATATATCGGTGTTATTATGAGATAACTTTGTACAGTTCGATATGAATTTTCAGATATTCTTCATCATCAAGAGTTTTAAAACATAAATCGTCACTAATGACTGAGTTACCGGTTGGATTATGTTCATCAAGATGATAAATTTGACATTTTAATTTAGTTTGACATTCATCACGATTATCATTGATTAATTTGTGAATCATTATGTCCGAGTGATAATATGTTTGAATGATATCCCAAGGATGAATATCTGCTTTTTTTCCTTAAATTTTGTACCATCATACAAAACTGGCGGAGAATGTATCTTTCGACCATTTTCTCGTCACGACTGATATCAATACCAATCACCAAATTATTTTCCATCAATGATACAATATTACCCCCGAATAGTGAGTTCGTTTCAGGTATAACGTCGATTTCATTCTGTGTTAAAATCAAATTGTCCCCATTAAATAGACATTGAATGGGCTCTTTTGACATATAGAAAGATGTCAATGAGGGTTGATTTTGGTTCACAATCTCAATAATTTCTTTCACTTGTTTCATATACTTTTTGTATTTTATGGCCATTCCTTTCATATTTGGTTTGCATCTGTACGAGATGTATTTGGCAATTTTTCCAATTTCAATCGCTAAACAGTTAACTTCGTCATATAGTATATCTTTGAATTGATCAACAAATGCAAGAAATGTGTCATCATCATGACCAATATATAACTTTTTGATAGGTTTACGGATCGATGCAGTATGGCCATTCTTAGAACGCACTGCACGTGCCTTTGTTAGTATATTGCGAAAAATGTCGAAATTTTTCAACAATTGTCGTTCATCATCTGATAATGTGGATAACTCGGTTGGATACTGACAGAGATGAATTGAATCTTGACGGTCATTATCGAGAACTTTGATATGTTGATAGACATATTCTGTTAAAAATGGCATAAATGTTACCATTGCTTTAATACTATTGAGAATTATGAATCTTGTGACGGAGAGTGACAGCGACCACTCGTTCAGTTCTGATGTTCCTCTCATCCGAGAACGACTCAGTTTAATATACCAATTTGTGAAATCTTCAATAAATTGATAGATTAATGGAGGACACCGATCAATATCATACTGTTCCAAATTTGATTGTAAATTACAAATCAACTCTTTTGTACGAATTAGGATCCATTGGTCGAAAATATTTGGTGTTCTACGATATAAATTGATATCTAATTGATGACCAGATTTAATATATGACAAGTAATGTTCAATGAAAAACTTGACTCCATTCTGGAATTGGATCAGTTTTTGTTTAACAAGAAGAATATTATCCTCATCAAAATTCAAGCTGTCTGCCTTAACTGCGGCGGATCCCAAGAGATACATTCGCAGAGAATCTGAACCGAATTTTTCAATAATCTCCATAGGATCTTTAAAATTACCATTCCTTTTGGACATTTTCTTACCTTCTTTATCGAGCACAAGTCCAGCACAAATCACATTTTTATATGCTGGTTTTCCAAATAGAGCGGTGGATAGAACAAGTAATGTATAGAACCAGCCACGAGTCTGGTCAATTCCTTCACAAACGAAGTCAGATAGGTACTCACATTGATCAAATGCGTCTGGATGTTCAAATGGATAGTGAATTTGCCCATAAGGAACACTACCACTCTCGAACCAACAATCGAGGACAAGTGGCGTACGACGTAAAACTTTGCCAGTTTTTGGTGAAACAATTGTGATTTGATCGATAAATTCGGGGGTGCAAATCTTGCGGTCTATGATCCAATTTGGCCAAATGCATCAATTCATCAACACTACCAATACAAATCGATTCTTGCTCATCATCGGACACCCAAATAGGAATTGGTGTTCCGAAAAATCGTGATCGTGAAATGCTCCAATCTTTGACATTTTCCAACCAATTTTGAAAGCGTCCGGAACCCACATGTTTTGGTACCCAGTTAACTTTTTTATTCATTTCCAATAATTGGTCCTTAATTGTGGTTACCTTAACAAAATAACTGGACATTGCCCGATAAATAATTGGTTCACCGGTACGATCACTATGTGGATAACTATGCGTGTATTTTCCTTTCGAATCAATAGCTGTCTATGTTCAAGATTGTCAATGATCGATTGATTAGCTTCAAATACATTTTGACCAGCAAAATCTGTAATAGCATGTGTGTGAATTGTCCATTATCATCGACTGATTGTAGACCGATGACCTCTTCAAGTGTCACGACTTTTGCTGATAAACAGACATCATAATCAATTTCTCCATGCATTGGACTACAGTTGTGTAGGACTGTAAAATCAGGTAACAAAATCTTCCATTCCCATCAACAGTAATTCCAATGAACTCATCACGGGTGTCATTTTTAGTAATTGTAATTAAACTTGTCGATCCATCACCTAACCATAAACCAAGTAGATATGGAGGAATTGGTAATGTGATGTCATCTTTATTTTGGATAATTGGTCTGGCACATTTATATCCTCTTAATCTAAGATGTGCTTCTTTAATGCATAGATTATTAAATTGTTCAACAGTAATTTCAAAATATCTCCGTCAAGTACACAATTAGTATCATATATTCTCTGTTTAATTATCTTAAGTTTTTTCAATTGCTTCTTCTTTTGTAGATGAAGTCTCTTCGATTCTTCTCATACCACCACATACTTTTTCTTTGTTTCTACATGTTTCACTGGTACACACCATGATACTGCGTGTTTATGTTCTCTACGGATAATTGGCGCGACGCCGCTCTTAAAACGAGAATATGATCTTTATTAACATGGTATGTGACACCTTTATTTTGCTTAATTTCGTACATTTCACCATTCATTTTAGGTGTTATGCCAGTAACTGGCATAATTGTATTATCGTCACCCCATACTTTATCACCAATTTTAATATCTTTAATTTCTCTTGTCGTGTAATCAGACATTAATATTTTCGTTTCTGGTGCGAAGCAATGGACAACACCCGTGCCAGTACCTCCGGCAATTTCAACGAAGGGATCACAGATAATTTTGAATGATCTTTGCCCGTTATCAGTGAAATATTCCATTCCAACCATATCACGACCAATTTTGTATGGGATAATAATTGTGTCACTCAAGTGTAAATTGTCAACATATTTCTCGTGTACAATATATGAGCGGACTGTTTTATCAGACATTTTGACATATTGTCCATCAGGATGAACACATAGTGCTAAATTACTTGGTAATGTCCGCGGTGTTGGTGTCCAAGCAACAACACCGCAATTAGCCTCTTCAACCAATGGAACATAAACATATGTAGTCAGATCAGTTATATTTTTATAACATTGACTGGCTTCGAAATTGGAGAGTACTGTGCCACATTTGTAAGAATATGGTAAAATTTTCCAACCACGATAAATTAAATCTTTGTCTCATAGTGTTTTGAAAACCCAGAAAACAGATTCCATGAAATTACAATCCATCGTTTTGTAACGATGAAACAGATCGATCGGACGACCAATAAATTTATAAACAGAATCCCATAATGTTTCATATTTGATAATAGTTTGTTTACAAACCTGGTTAAATTGTGCGATACCATATGCACGAATATCATTAGGCGTGGAAAGACCCAATAATTTGCCAACAAAATTTTCAATTGGTAATCCATGATTGTCAGTGCCGGTATAAGGTAAACAACAATAACCTTTCATATGCAGATACTTGATGATGCAACTTTTAATTTCTGAGACTAAACAATGACCTGCATGTAATCCAGAGGATTCCTTCTCTTTATTATCCTTTTTAGCTGAACCAGAGATGAATGGAGGGCCTTCTAAATAAATAATATTGTGATTCGATTTATTATTTTCATTAATTTGGTCAGTTAAACGAATAATGTCCCAATAATCAAACATCATTTTGTCATGTGCTTGATATGTTGGATCATTCTCCAATTGCGTAACACTCGACATATTAGTTATGTATAATTCAATTGTACAATGTTAAATTCACAAATCAATTTTAGAGGGTGTCCAGAAATACAACATTGGTAAAAATTCAAAAGTGATTTACTATTCTTTCCAGTAAATCATTTTGAGTCATATCTATCAATGTAGTATCTGATTATTTTAAAAATAAATATTTTATTATGATCCATAGGTATTTTTATATTTTCTATAAACTTGAAACACACAGAGTGACACCACATGAGATAATCTGTGGATGTTTACT